TCAATCATAACTTCGCCTGCAAGTTTCTTAGGATGTCCTTTTGAGTCTGTTGCTAGTTGTACTTCAAATACAGGAATCTTCCATTCTGTTTTACCAACTATCTTGTTTAGTGTTTTACTGGTTATACCACAACGTAGATCCTTAATAAGCACACGCCTTGCTAACAAGTTCCATTGCTCACTGTCAAATCTTTCACTCATTAGTTGCACAGCTTCTCTGGCCGCATTTCCAGTTATAGTTCTTGTACGTAAACTTTCACATAATCCCCAAAAAGCGACCCACGGATTATCTCTGTGTTCGTATCCAGATGTTTCTGCTACTTGTTTAATATTGTACATGAAGTATGGATTATATGCTAGATAGCAGTTGTACAAGAAAGATTCTGCACTATGACTTCCTAGTCTGGCAGCCACAAGTGCTTTTTCAATTACACCTTCTTTGTGTAGGCGACTGTTGTTCTCCTCGAGATCTTGTATCCAATCGCAAGCCACTTGTAATCCGTTATAATTTTCTGAAGTATATTTTATTTTGTTTAGCACGAGTGATGTCTCCATTCCTGTTACATATCATACTATAAGTATACAACGGTTTTATGGGTTTGTCAACCGTTTTCTGTCTGATAAAACCATCCAGATAAACTGTATCTCGGATGATCCGCACTAATGCTAACTGGACTTACAAAATGTGCATTGTTAGTGTCTGTACGTACATCCATAAGAACTAGTCTGTTACCGTATGGTACAATACTTTCTTTGATGTTCTTTTCTGTATCATCCATAATACATAGTTGTCCGCCCCAGTCTGGTTCCCATGTTCTATTGAAATAAAATATATATGCACACCATTTTTTTGCATCATTGTGTGTGCTTAACCAGTTTTCATGATTGTAATAAGTGTAATTTAAGTTTTTGGCAACTATATTACTGAAGCCTGTAATTGCACATGTTAACTCATTAAAGGTACAGTTAGGTTTGTGAATGCTATAATCTTCAGTCACAACATGATTGAATTCAGTCACATCTTTGTTAGTATGGTTTCTTTCTTCTTTTGAAGCAACAAATACATTATGCCTGAAACTAAACTTGCCAGAAGCATGTTTTCTCAGTCGGTAATTCAGATCAGGCACTGCATTGTACAATGCCTGGATGTATTTGTCTTCAAGGATATTATCTACTACACAATATTTTTTTACTATAAAATCAGCTTTTGCTTGTGCAATATTTTCTGTATTGAACATTAAGATCTCACTATTATTGCATCTGCTTGTGCAACAGTGAACGTTGAACTAGTAATTTGTCCTGGGTTGGAAGGAAGAGTACTTGGTATTGGAGCATCCGTTTGTATATTTGCAGTTGCTAGTTTATCTAGGTTTCTTGCCTCCCGCATTGCACCAACGGCCGCTTGTCCACCTGTACTGCTAAAATTCATTACACGTTCTAATAATTCACTTGCTCCGCCTGCTGTTGTATCTAGTGCAAACGCAGGCAAGTTACTCGCAAGTTGTATTGCAGTATTGTCCTGTGCTTGTACAACATCTAGATCTAAATCCATTTTAACTCTAATTAGTTTTTCTCTTGCTTGTTGTTCTTGTATACGTTTGAAGTTACGTTGTATAATTTGTGCTCCAGGATTAGCAGTAAAAAAACTTTGCATTAGAGTTTTTGCGGCAGCAATAATAGCATTCCATGCCGCTTCCTGTGTGCCATAAGTTCCTGCTCCGTATACACCTGCCGGTATTACATATGTTGTTACCGGAGGAGCACCAACAGTTACAGTATATGCACCATCGATGAAGTAATCCATCACAATGTATATTCCTGTACTTGCACTGCCTGATCCTGAGTCTTGTGTAAACACATTCATTGCACCTGATGCAATAAGTTTTTCCATTTCAATTTTGTTCTGTTGTAACGGAGCCGCACTGTTATATCCAGCCGCATAGCCAATTACATCACTAATAGTATATGTGCCATTCGGGCCTGTTGCAAGTGTAATACCACTTTGTGTTTTGTATTGTGTGATCCAAAAATCTGAAACGGCAGAAGTAACATATTCTGTTTGTCCTTTTATTAGATCTAAATCTTTAAATGTTTCTGCAGTTGTACTTGCCGTAGATAGCAAAGTTGCAGTGGTTCCATCTATTCCTTTTACTTGGCCAAAACTTCTTGAAAGTGCTCCATTTGCTATTGCAAGATCATCTGGCAAAGCTCCAGATAGTTCAATGCCTAAACTATTAAATTCTCCATTCACTGCACCGTCAACTGTGTATATTGCCCTATCGCCGACACTTGCAGTTCGTAGCGGAGCAGTAAGAGTTGAGAAACTAGTTGGAAATAACTTTTGTGGATTCATAAGATCTCCACCTTTTGTTATAGCCGCCTGCGTGTTTCCGAGTATACCTTTCACATCGCCTAGGTCAGCAGCTGATAATCCGTCAAATTTATTAAAAATTTGACTTTGTATATTATTAGGCAATGACGGACCAATTTCTGCAATTTTATTTAAATCCACGCCGAGACTACCAAGTGTTAAACCACTTGTACCTGCATTTACAGCATTTGTAATTGTACTTAGATCTCCGCCTAATGATCCGGCAATACGAGGATCAACTGTTATGTCTGCTATCTGATCGTACATTGGTCCTAAGTTGCCGGCAAGATCCATATTCTTTAATAATTGCCCGGGAGACCCTAAGTCGCCAATACTTTCAAAATTAATTGTTTGTCCAAGACTTCCTAAATCCACGCCAAAGTCAGGCAATGCATTTGTAATGCCTGTAAGATTTCCACTCATTATACCGTCCATGCCTGGAAACGTCCCACCGGCAAATGCATTTGCACTATTTGTCGCGGCTGAAATCATTTGATTAGCACTGCCTACAAATCCATCTGCACTGCTGAATACACTTCCAAACTTACTAGCACTTCCTAGTATATCAGTACCACCTACACTTCCGCCCATTACTTTAGCGGCCTCTGTTAAGCCAGCTGGCAAGACATTTGTTAGTCCACTAGGTGCCATAACACTTAATGCATCGCCTGAAAAAACATCAAATCCTGCACTAAAGGCATTGTCGCCAAGTCCGCTTGCCATATTTGTAAATGTGTTTTGAAAACTTGTAGGAAGAGTTCCTACTTTTGTTAATGTACTTGTTAGTGCCGCTGGTGCAGCTAAACTTTGAAAGGCTGCTTGATTATCAGTTAATGCAGCCATTGATGATGCACCAGTTAAACCTGTTGTTGCATCTGTAATACTATTTGGAATACCGGTTGTTGATGCGAGTGGATTTCCGCCGATATCTCCGACCATCCCTGCACCGGCAGTTAATACTGTTGCTGTTATTGCTCCACCACAAGACATGATTAACCTCTTGGAATTATTACGTCGGTGCTACCATTTGCTCTTGTGTGCCCACAAGTATCTGGAGATCCGACATAGTTAATTGGTTTGCCTGTTGCTAGGACACTTGTTGATCCAAGTGTAGTCGATGCGGCACAATGTATTTCACAACCAGGAGCACCGCAACAAGGATGTGGTGTAACTCCAGTTCCGACTAAACAGGCAGGCCTGCCATTGATGATTACAGTAGATGCACCAGAGCCCACTGCGGCTCCACCTGCTGAGTTTACATCACCTATTCTTACGGCTCCTGGCATGTTTATCCTTTAAGTATTCCTTTTGGTGCAGTAACTATACCTGTGCTTGCCTGTATATAACTTGCAATAACATCTTTGTTTGTTTCTACATACATTGTTATGTTATTTGTATTTATGGTTACATTTTTTGTCTCATCTGCACTCATCAAGGCAGGCAATAGTTGTACACCTTGTTGAGTAGGAATTAAGGAAAATGGATGAGATATTACTGTTGTAGTTTCATCGCTACTAACAATTTTACAGATTATTTCACTGCTATCACTTAGTCTAAGTGAATAGATTTTGTCTTTTTCTAACATGTGTTCTCCGAGGTTACTAGTTAATTAGTATCCGGAGCCGTTCCACCCTGTATTTTCAATGTATGCACAAAGGTCATCATAACCACCAATTACTTTTTGGTTAATTACAATTTGTGGAACTGTGGTGGCCGTTGGTGCTACTTCAAGAAGTTCTTCTCTTGTAACATCTGTTCCAATCTTTGCTTCGTCAAATCGAACATTCATAGTTCGAAGTAAGTTCTTTGCCGCATCGCAATAACCGCAAAGGTCTCTTGTATATACTATTACACTCATAAACTAAATCCTGCAAAACTATTTTTATCAACATCTTGTTTTGTTCCACCGTTAACATAACTTGTAATTTCTGTCTCTTGTGGTGCTACTTGTACATCTCCGCCTGCTATCCATTTTTGTGTCCATGGTAGAGGGTTTGATGCGCCTTTGTAACTGCTAGGTACTCCAACAGCTATCATTCGTTTATTTGCAATCCATTGCACATATTCTTTGAGCAACTGTGCATTAAGCCCTATCATTGATCCATCTTTAAACAAATAGTCAGCCCATGCTTTCTCTTGTTCAACTGCATCTTCAAACATTTTTATAACCAGTGGCTCACACTCTTTTTGTATTTTTACAAAGTCTGGATCGTCTTGCGGTAGGATTTTCATAAGTTGTTGAGTACTTGCTAGATGGACATTCTCATCACGTGCAATAAACTTAATAATCTTAGCATTACCTTCCATCTTCTTGAGTTCAGCAAACGCCCAACTACATGCGAAGGACACATAAAAACGCACACCTTCTAAGATGTTTACACTTGCTAAACATATCCACAGTTTCTTTTTTAGTTCATATAAATCAATCACTATCTTCTTACCATTAACAGTATGTGTACCTTCGCCAAGTAATTTGTAGTAACTACATGATTCTATAAGGTCATCGTAGTATGTTGTGATATCATCACCGCACTCAATGATCTCTTGGATATCCATCATTTCATCAAATATCTTACTTGGATTAGAATATACGTTACGGATAATATGTGTATAACTTTTTGAATGTATTGTTTCTGAGAACGTCCAAGTGATAATCCAGTTTTCTAATTCAGGCAAACTTACAATAGGTGAAAATGCTTCGTTAGGTGCTCTGCCTTGTACACTATCAAGAAGTATTTGTCTTTTAAGATTACTTGTAAAAATATGCTTTTCATTTACAGTAAGTTCTTTGAAGTCCTTTGCATCACGCAGTACAT